CGTCTTTCATATTTAAAACCTAAAAGTTCTAAACCATTTCTGTAGGTATCTTCCCAATCACCACGTGATTCTTTGTACTCATTATACTGCTCAACTAATTTAGATCCCAAAGGTTCTAAAACTTCGTCTCCTAAAAAATCTGCTAGGTTTTCAAAATGGTCTTGGCCACCTTCTTCGGTAATGGCTCTTGGGTCAAATGCAATCTCTGCACCACCCTCTTCATCCATGGTAACTTCTACATTACCTTGTTGGTTTTTTGTTTCAATAATCTCGTCTCGTTCTTCGATTAATTCTTTTTGTGATGGAACCTCAACGACAGTTTCTGTTACGTTTGGAAGTGGTTTATCTATAGTAGCCATTTATTATTTTCCCTCTTTATTGAACAGGTTATATATGAATCCCTCTTCATTTTGATATTTTTTATACTGGTCATATGCAGTCATAGCTGTGCTTACTGCAAGTCCCGGTAAACCTGCAAACCTACTTATACCTCTAATTGTAGCAGGATTCAATCCTAATCTCAAGGCACTGTTTAGCTTACCAGATTCAGCTATACCTGATACTTTTGATAGTGGTTCCATTGCAGCAAGTCCTATCCAGTTTAAAGGATCGCTTGCAATTTCTGCTGTGCCTTTACCTTCTTTTACTTGTTGACCAATGAAATACGAATCGAGAACAGCGGTTGGTAATGGTGCACCTATTCTTGCCATTGTCTTACCAACATTAGCTAAAACACTTTTGTTTGTTGCAACTTCAACAGGTTTCTCTCCAACTTTAATCTCCATTGGATTATCAGCTGCGTATTGTTTTATATCTGCCTGTGTTGCTACATCACCGTTTGCAGTTTCAAATGCACCGACGTCATTGTTCCATCTTAAATTTGTTTCTTTAAATGTGTCAGCAAGTTTTGCATCATCGGGTCTTGGTAAGTTGTCCGCAGTTGTGATTTGTCCGGTATCAATAAAGTTTGCAAGTTTTTTAGAATCTTCTTTTAATTCTTTTAATGGTCCTTTAGTTGCAGTTATTGCATTATTTAATTTTACTGCAGCAGCTTTTGGATCCGCTTTTATGATTGCTTCGCACGCATCTATTGTTCCACCTAATGCTCTTGTAACCACGGCTCTACATCCACCTGGAACAGATTGTACTTTTTTTACAAAGGTATCAATAAGAACTCCTTCTTTAGCTACCTCTGATCCTACAAAAGCAGGTCTTGTTGTTTCGGCTATAATATCATTAACAACTTCTATGCTTGGTGGTTTATCAAACCCTAATTGTTTCCAATTATATTTTACATTAGCTGGTTTTAGATTATCTATTTCTTGAGAGTATAATTTTTTAGCTTCAGCATCTCTTACATAAAAATTAAAAACATCATCTGCTTTATCTAAAAAATTTTCAAACTTTGGTTTGTATCCAACAGATCCTACATTGTTAACTCGAAGTTGTACTTTAAGTTCATTAGCTTTATCTAAAATATTTTTTATTTCAGATTCATATTTAGGATTGCCAAAATTTTTATTTAAAAAAGTTTCCGCATTATTTTTAAAATTGTTATGAATGGGTTCAGGTAATACTTGTAAGTTTCTTAAAAAAGCACCTCTTCCTTTAGTTTGTCCTCCAATCACAGGATCAATGTGTTCTACTTCAAATGCTCTTCTTTTTTTTAAATCTGTAAAAGTAGGTTTCTTTGAAATAATTTTTCCTGTTTTAGGATCTACTGCTGTTGATAAAGCTTTTACTACTTCGTCATTACCTAACATATAATTAGGATTTTTTTTAATTAAGTCTCCCATTGTAGAAATTCTTTTTTCAAAAAATTCAAATTTTAATTTTTCTTTAGGAGTTAATTCATCATAGGCTCCAGCCTTTAATGCTCTTCTTTTATTTTTTCTAATATATTTTTTAGCTAGAGCATCTTTTTTAATATTAGGATCATAAACAAACTTACCAGTTTCAGGATCAAACCTTTCGCTCGTTTTAAATTTTCTTTCGTACTTTGCTTTCTTTTGTTGTTTATCTGTATAACTTCTCCAAGCCTTTTTTTCTTCATCTGTTAAAGATGCTAGTGCTTTATTTAAATTACCAACGGGTGTATTTTTAGTAGCGCCTATTCCTTTTGCTTCAAAAGGTGTTCCGGCTAAAGGTCTATTCCAATTAGGTGTTTGCGGTAATTCTGGATTATTAATTCTATCTTTAATATATTTAGTGTACGCCTCAACTGACATAGAGTTTTTATCAGCAAGATATGTTTTAAAGTTTCTTAAAATAACTTCTTCACCACCAGCAAAACCTGAAAGTTTTAATTCTTTTCTTTTAGCTAAAGCTTTTTTGGTAATATCTTTAATATCATAATTACCTTCTCTAATAGCGTCTTCAAAAATTGAAACTAAATATTCTGCAACTCGAGCCATTTTAAGATATCCAATCTAAATTTTTATATTTGTTTTTGTTTAAATTTATAACATATGATTTTACACTTTTCTCGCATACTTCCATATCCATATGTTTAGTGTATAATTTGTTAAGAGGAGACTCGCCGGTGATTGTGTAAACTAATCCAAGTTTATTTTTAGTTGCTTGTTTTTTTATTTCATCAACACAAAGTCTCATGGCCTTAAAAAGTTTTATTTTACCTGTCTTTGGATTTGAGAACAAACCATACATAAATCCAAATTTAGCTTTCTTATCTACATATAATCCAGCTGCACAGATTTTTTCTTTTTCACTAACCATCACACCCAATGGTGGTAACATCTCTTTTGGAATAGATAGATCCCATTTATGTTGCTTACACCATTTACTAATAGTGGGATAATCTTTAGTTAGATTCCATTTCTTAACTTGCATTTAAAGTATTAACGTTTTTTATATCTTCGTTATTTGCAAAAGTTTTCCAGTTATCAAAAAATTTATCTTCTTCTTTTAGAAGTTGTTCTTGATCTTCTATTTCAAAGTAGTCAGTGAATAAGATATCGTTGATTAAAATTCTTCTGTTTTCTGATCCAAATACGTAAACTGTGTTTTCATCATTACCTAATGACTTACCGTGTTTAGTATCTCTGACTCTCATCCAAGTACCATCTTCATTTACCATGTGACTACCAGATACTTTGATACCTTTGTAATCATATAGTTCTGTATTTAAGAATCTACCTACAGCAAATACTTTACCACCTACTGCAACTTCATCTCCTAGATCAACTTGCTCTACTGGTTTAGTAGTCCCATCTAACATAGTAATTAAAGTTCCTTTAATAAAACAACCACTAGGACCGCCTTTGTTGTGAACCACATAATCATCAGCAATATATGAATTATCATTTGAAATATTAAAATTATATAAAGGCATTTCAGGATTGTTCATTTCTTTTGATTTAATGTTTGTAATTTCAATTGGACCATTGTCTGTTACAAGTTTATCACCAATTTTAAGTTCACCTTTTAATTGTTCGTAAAGTTCTACACCATCACGTTCTTTTGTTTTTTCTGGTTTAATAGATTTCCAACCTTCTTCAGTCATAAACGGGTGTTCAGAAGTAAAGAAGTAATGTTCGTTGTTATTGAATGAATATAATTTTCTATCTCCAAGTAAAGTAGGATCTAATTTGATAACTTCATTATTACCTTTATGTCCTTTAACCTTATCTCCAACTACAACATCTTCGATGTTTTTAAATGTACCATCTGCCATAGTAATTTTAGTTCCGGCTATAAAACAACTACCCATTCCGGTTTGACCTTGTGAAGCATCATATGCTGCTTTATTACTTTTTGCTAAATCACTAAATGAATCTGCACCTGTGTTTTGTTTTAAATTTTCATAAACTTTAGGATTTACTTTTTTAGCTTTCGCAATTGTTTTCTTTTCTTTAGCTTCCATCTTTTTTAGATTGTCGGCTTTTATTTTTTCAGTTTTTAATTTTTCAGCTAATTCAAATCTTCTCTCTGCTTCTTTAAGCGCTGCTAATTTTGCTGCTTTTTGTGCAGGGTCTTTCATATATTTTTCAATTGTTGATCTTCTTTTTGCAAAAGTTTCTGGAGAAACTTTATAAGCATTATAACCAGCCATTATATTTTCTGCTGTATTTATACTTCCTGGAGAAGCAATAACTTGTCCAATATCGCTAACTTGAATTCCAAGATTACCTAAAACATTTTCTTTAAAAGCTCTTCCACTTTGATCTTTTGGAAGTAAAGCTGTTAACCCTTTTACTGCAGCAAATCCAGGATTTATGGCTGCTCCAATTACATTAGTTATAGGGTTATCCATTAATCCTGCTATCCCTTGTTTTGCTTTTGCAAACATACTTTGTTTTCCTGGAGTATCATCAAAATCTGGCATGTCTCCATAGTAAGCACCACTTAAAGATATCTCATCTGCAAATGGATCTTGTATACCCATAGAAGCTAATTGTTTATTTCTTATATCTGCTTCATTGATTGAAGAAATTCTTGGATCTGTTCTAACAGATCTAATTCTATTTGGATCAGGGTTGTATGGAGAGAAATTATCACCTCCTCCTGAAGATTGATTAGAACTGTCTGGTGTTGATGAATCTGGTGGAGTTGTACCTGAACCTGTGGTTGGTAAATCATATCCTGCTTGTTTGATAGCGTCTGCTATTTCTTGATCTGTGAAAGAGTTATATGCTTTCATAGAATTGTAAATACCTAATGCAGGTCCAGTCAATGCCGGTCCTCCCATAAATAATTCTTGTCTTTTAGGTTTGAATAAAACTTCGATACCAATCGATCCGCCGTCCGCGAACCCTTCTTTTAGGGCTTCTCTGACAGCATCACCAAACTCGTAGCCGTCATCCATTAATTCTTTTACTTTTTTGCTTATCTCTGATTCTTTGTATTCTTCGTCTTCCATCAGTAGTATTCCCTATCTGTTTGCGGTAATGGATCTTCTTCATAGTCGTCAGGTAAGTTTACAAAACCTGCCTGTCTAAAACGCATTATCGCTTGTGTTGTACTGTCCACCAAATCATCGTTATCTCCATATGGAAATGATGCACACTCCTCTATAACCTCATCTGCGTACTCTTCGTCAGGCGCCCAAATCATCCCCGACTCAAACATCGGCGATACAGCGTTTACCCTAGAATGTTTATCTTGACCTTTACTAGGTGTGAAATTTATAACAGGTATCCCTATTTTTCGCAACTCATAAGTTAAAGGCATTCCAGATGCTTTACCTTCAATAATAACTGTATCAGGTTTCCAATATTGATATTGTTCTAATGCTACCTTACGAAGTTCTGGAAACTCTAGTCTTTCTTTCACTGCATCTAATAATATCAGATTAGCAGGTGAATCTTCACTTGGATAAAAGACTCCCCAAGTAGTAATTGCAGAATAATCCGCCGTTTCTTTTTTACTAAATGCAGTATCATAACTTTGAATAATATGTTGTAGTGGTGGTATAGATGGCTTTTCCCAAAGCTGCCACCATTCCCTTTTCAATATCGATCCTTCTTCCGCGGTTGGATTTTGCATCCATTGCGCGTTCCACTTTCCAATAGAGATAGATGCTTTAACACCTTCAAGTTCATCTTTATTCCAATACTCTGGCCAGATAGGTTTATTACTTGGAAGGATTGCTGGAAACTCAACCACCTCCCATTGATCTGCTTTTAAATTAGATTGTGCTTTTAAAAGTTTTCCAGTCAAATCTTTTTGATTCCATCTTGTCATAACAAGTACAATTGCTCCACCAGGTTGCAAACGCTGACGTGGACCTGATGTATACCACTCATAAGCACGCTCCAACGCTTCTGGATTCATTGCGTCCTGCTCACTATGTGGATCATCTATGATAAGTAAATTCGCACCACGGCCCGTTATTGCTGATCCAACACCGGCTGCATAATATTCTCCACCTTGTGATGTTTCCCATTTACCAGCGGCTTGCGAATCGGGGTCGAGTCTTGTTTCAAATATTCTTTGGTATTCGGGGCTATCAATTAAAATTTTAGCTTTACGTCCAAAGCGGATCGCGAGTTCAGTTGTGTGTGTTGATTGTATAATTTTAAGATTAGGTTTTCTACCAACCATCCATGCTGGAAGAAGAAACGAGGCAAACTCTGACTTGGTATGTCTTGGCGGCATGTTAATAATAAGTCTTTTAATTTTGCCAGATGCAATCTTATCAAACTTATCTGCAATTTCTTTATGATGTCTACCTTCAATAAACTCTGGCCACATCTCTTTGACAAAGGCCATAAAGTTATTGTGGATAAGATCTTGTTTGAATTTTTTTTCTAAAATTTTTTGAGCTTTTTCAAACTCAAGTATTTCTTCAGCAGTTTGATTTTGAGTGTGTTCTTTTCTAAAATATTTTCTAGTTTTTTTTCGAAGCTCTTCAAGGCTTTTCATAAAATTTTTTTGCAGAATTTTTTTGGTTCTGTTTTTCTCCTCATTTGAAATTTACCCTATATTTAAGTCTAAATCAAACTCTATAGGTATATGTATTAGGATCCCTATCTGGTTTGGGGTGGGTGGGCCCATCGTTCGCGAGCCCGTATCAGTTTTGGCTGGGACCCCTCGGGGGTGGGTGGGCCCAGAGTTCTCTAGCTATGTAGTTATTGCATAGTGTGTAGGCTATAGCCTACACACTAGATATTGTGTCAAGTATTAATTCATATTTATTAACCTGCCTGTTTAAAGTTTGGGAGCGCTTGGACATCAGTATTCCAAGACAAGCCAATCTTTTTAGAGACTTGATCCAATGCAATAGCCAATGTGTCAGGCGTTCCGCTTTCCATAACAACATCAAGCGCTTTGGTT